TCGAGCTTCTCGACGCCGGCGTCGACGTGATTCATTTTCCAGAGCATCAGCTCGATCGAGGTGGTGATGATCGCCGTGATGATCGCATCCGTCACGCGCGCGTCGTCGACGTCGGCGCCGACCTTGATCGCCTTGCGCAGCAGCACCCGGTCGATCGGCGGATACCAGCCATCGGCGTCGACCATGTAGACGCCGGCTTCGTCCGTGTTCGCGGAGCTGGGCGCGGCAGGAGAGGCGACGAAGCCGGACATTGGCGAAATCCTGTTTCGCCGCGGTTTACGGGGGGTGGGGAGCGATCTCGGGTGACGGCACCGAAGTAACCGCATCCTCGATCGGCTCCGCCCCCCGAGCGCCGCGGGGCGAGATGTGGATCCGCCGACCAGAACGGGTATGATACCCGTTCTAAGCGGCGAACTATCTGGTCAGGCGAGGCCCATGCGGCGCGTGTCGAAGATCGATCGCGGCTCGGGCATGAGATATCGCCAGTTGGCGGGAGGCGCCGCGATCGCGGCGATCGCCGCCGAAATCAGGAACATGGCGGCGCACGCCAGCGCCGTGAGAACCAGGCTGAAAAGCGATCGGATCATGCGGCGGTACCTCCTTCGGAAATCGTCTTCGCCAGGCGCTCGAGCCGCTCGATCTCCTTGACCACACCGGCCTTGGAATTGAGCTCCATCGCCCGGCGCAGATAGCGCAGCGCGGCATTGATGCCGGCGCGGCGCTGGCCGGCCGGGCCGTCGGCGTCCCCCGGGGTGGCATCGACCATGCGTGCGACCTGCAGACCGAGCGCCTTCATCAGCTTCGCGCGCACCTGGTCGTGCATGTCATGGCCGGCGCCGACCTCGTGGATCCGCTGCAGCAGCTCGAGACTGAAATCCTCGCCCTGCTTGATCGATTTGAGCGCGGCTTCGGCGATCTCTTCCACGATCAAAGTCGCAGCTGTCCGGTTAAACCGTTCGGGCAGGGCGAGGGACCAGCGCAGGACATAGTCGATGAGCGGGAGAGCCCCGTCATAATCGCCCACGTCAATGCGCCAGATCATAACCTGGACGAGGATATCGTCCTGGACGCCACGGGCGCCGGCGGCGGCGGCTTCAAGCACGCCGGCGACCCATGGAGCATATTCAGGCAGCAGATCCCGCTTGAGGTCGATCTTCTTCTCGATCGACTGGATCTCCTTCAGCCGACGGATATCCACGCCCAAGCGGGCGCGCTGCAGATCATATTCGCTGGCGTCCGCTCCGTGGAATGGACGCGCGAACCCGGGAGCCGCGGCGGCGGCCGTGCTCATCACCGCCGCCAGCTTTCGCGCGCGGAATTGCTGGGCGGGGGACAAGCGCACTGCTTATGCCTCGATCAGTTCAATGTTCTCGAGAAGGCACGCCGCCTCGTAATCCTCGATCACATAGCCCTCGTTCGAGGACTGGAAATCCTCCACACGATCGGCGTCGGGCGCCTCGCGAACATGGCGCCGGCGCTTCCCATCCTGATAATAGATGGAAAGGTTCTTCAGCGGCGTGATCATGATGGCATTGTCGGGGAAGTAAGGAACTTCCGCCGCTTGCAGACCGCCCATCCGGCGCGAACTCATGATGATGTCGCGCGCGACCTGCTCGGTCGGCTTCTCGTCGACATCGACAAGGCGGAAATATTTGTCGTGGATAAGATCCGCGCCGGTGATCGCGACCAGGTCGGTCCGCTTGCGCATATGCGACGGCAACAGAACGTGCTTGGCGTCGAAGATCAGAGAATCGAGGGTGGCATAGTCGCCTCCCTCGCCGATCAGGATCTTCCCGTCCTCCTTCGTGCCCTCGTCCATGACACGCGCGGCGTTGTCGGTGCGCATGTGGTAAAGCCAACCGAAGTTGACGTCCTCGAGGAGCGGATAGGTCACGCGATTGGTGTCGGCCGCGGCCGCGACGCCGTTCCAACCGATCATGATGCGATCCAGCGCGCAGCGCTCGATGATCGCGCCCTGGATGCGGGTCTGGAAATCCGGGAACTTCGCCCACACGTCGAGCTTGTCGTAACCCAGATGGGTGTCGAAGTTCGTCTTCTTCAGCGTGTAGGTGTTGCTGTCGAGGCCCGTGGGATCCTGCGTCTGCCGGCGGCCGGATCCGCTCGTGTTCGTGCGGCCGGCGATCGTCGAATTGACGCTCAGGCCGATCTTCTCACCGGTCAGCTCCGGCACGCCGTAGATATTGATCTGCGACAGGAACGCGCTCGATTCCTGGATCTTGGTTTCCAGGGTCTGCTGGGTCGATGGGGTGACGGTGAACTTCTTGGACAAATCGCCCACGCCATAAACCTGCCGCATCTGCAGACAGTAGGCTTCGAAGGCTTCGCGGGTGTTGGGCAGCATGAGCGGGGTCTCCGGGGCTCGGGATCAGCAGTCGGCGAGGGCGAAATTGCGTCCGCCGTTCGCCGGCGGGCGATGGGTGGTGTCGCGATCGGTGGTGTCGATCGACAGCTTCAGGGCTTCCTGCTCGCCGCGCAGCTTCGCGATTTCGCCGGCGACCTGCGTGGACAGCGCGGTCATCCCGGCGCCCAACTTCTCGACCGCACCGAGCAGCTGGGTGAACTGCGCGTTATCGTTTGCGGGCGCCGGCGGCGTGACGGGCTCGGGCTCGGCGGGCTTGCTGCCGGCGGTCAGCTTCTTCAGCTCAGCCAGGGCCGCGGCGAAGAAGCCAGTCGCCTCGCTCGGCGCATCGGGCTCGGCTTCCACGAACTCGAGCTTGACCTCCTGAGCGGCGGTGAAGAGATTGCCCGGGGCTAGCTTCCGGCTCGCGAGCGGGTTGGCATCGCCCTGGCCGGCAGCGAATTTCAGCATTTCTGTGCCCAGTGACGCCGGGCTATCGGTCACGGCCAGGCCGACCAGATAGGTGCGGCCGCTGTTGGCGAAATTGGGCTGAAGCTCGCAGGAGGTGAAGATCTTCTGCTTCTTCTGGTTGAACGCGATCAGCTCGTCGGTCGGTTCGAGCTGGGCAAACAGCGCGGTCTTCTTGCTGGTCTTGCCGGCGAGCTCGAGATCAACCAGCTCGGTCTTCACGGCGATGACGTCGCCATATGCCTTGAACGGGCCGTCCGGCGTCACGCCGCGGATATGTTCCATGTTCATCCGGGCGCCATAGGTGTCCCGGTTATAGGTCGCGGCGGCGTCGAGGATGTCCTGCCGCGAAACTTCGCGGCCATCGGCCGTGTCTCCCTCGACGAGGACGCGGAAGAATTTGGACTGTTTGGCCATGGTGCTTTCGGGCTCCTGGTGTCGATCGGGCGCGGGCTCGCTGTTCACGGCAACAGGGACCGGGAGGCCGGTTCTTCTCAAGGCGGGACTGTTGTGTGGAGCCGAGACACAACAGTCCCGCCGGGAATTAGGGGCGATGGCGCGGCTAGCGTCCGGCCATGCGACTAGGACCGTCCGACAGCCGCGAATTTCTCGATGTGCGCCGCGAGGCGCGCAGCCTGTACTGGCGTGGTTGGGGCGTCAGCCAGCTTTCCGATGAGCTCGGGCTCAAGCGGGCGACGGTCGAATCGTGGAAGCAGCGCGAGAAATGGGAGGAGGCTCCGTCGATCCGACGGGCCGAGGAATGCGTCGTCGCGCAATATTGCATGCTGGTTGCCAAGGAAAAGAAGACCGGCGGGGACTACAAGGAAATCGACCTGCTCGGCCGTCAGATCGAGCGGCTCGAGCGCTGCCGGCGATATCGCGACAGCGGCAATGAGGCAGATCTCAATCCGAAGATCGCCGCGCGCAACGCTGGGCCGAAAAAGGCAAAGCGGCCGAACCTCATCACGGCCGAGATGGTGGAGCAGCTGCGCCAGGCCTTCCTTGAGGAATGCTTCGGCTATCAGCGCAAATGGTGGGAGGCGCGCAACCAGCGCACGCGCTTCATCCTCAAGAGCCGGCAGATCGGCGCGACCTGGTATTTTGCGCGCGAGGCGCTGATCGATGCGCTCGAGACCGGCCGCAACCAGATATTCCTGTCGGCATCCCGCCGGCAGGCGGAAATCTTCCGTCGTTATATCGTCGAGTTCGTTTTCCGGGTCACCGGCGTGACGCTGAAGGGCGAGCATCTTTTGATCGACCGCGGCGATGACGAGGATGGCAAGCCGCTCGAACGGCCGACGATGTTCTTCCTCGGCGCCAACTATCGCACCGCCCAGGGCGAGCACGGCAATTTCTATTATGACGAATGCTTCTGGGCCCAGGACTTCGACACGACCGACGACGTCGCCTCCGGCATGGCGTCGCAGAAGCGGTACCGCGAGACTTATTTCTCGACGCCGTCGACCGTGGCGCACCAGGCGCACAAGAAGTGGACCGGCGAAAAGTTTAACGACGGGCGGCCGAAGGCCGACTGGACCAAGATCGAGACGTACCATTCGGCGCTGAAAGACGGCGCGTTGGGTGGCGATGGGATCTGGCGCCAGATCGTGACGATCGAAGATGCGGCGGCCGATGGGTGCGACCTGTTCGACCTGGACGATCTGCGCCGACGCAAATC